CTTTAATGCAGAATCTAAAGCTCTTTGCTGCGCTTTCAACTCAGTCATTTTAGAGCCGTATTGCGTCAACGTGCCTTTGGCTTGCTGCATCGATGTTTTAAATCCTTGTGCTAATGCGCCATTTATAGCAAAAGCAATCTCAAATACTTTACCCGCCATAGTTCCTCCTTTCTTTTAAATTTGTGTACGCAAAAAGCGCTTGATGGATTAGTCCTCTTCCTCCCTCAAGCGCTTTTCATCTTCAAGAACAAATTCTAAATCGTCTATCCAATCTGCTATTTCAGCAATTGGAGTAGACATCCAAAAGTCTATGCCTCCGCAGTCTCTAAGCCTGATGGCAATTCTTCGGCATTGTTGTCCGGGAGAAGTCCCAGTTTCTCTACCGAACCACGCAATAAAAAAACGCTTACCTCTGCGCACATTTCAGTAAATTCAGAAATTGGCATTGTCATTAATACCTTTGCACTTTCCTTTAATGCTATGGCGGCAACTTCTGCCTGAAATCGTTTAGAAAATGTAACGTCTGGTGCAATATCGCCTTCACGGCGGACACGAAGTTCCGCCTTTGTGAAGTCAAACCCAGTTAAATTGTTTAAGCCATCAATTAGCTTTTCGCGATCATATGTAGCCATTATTTACCCAATGCCTCCCTTACGGATGCTAAGTAATCAACACCATTGATTACACAAACATAGTTAAATTTATCAATTTCAGTACGAGTTTTACCACCGACAGTCATTTTGAAATATACAATTTCAAACTCTGTAGAGGTATCGGTTTTACTTGCCTGTTCAAATTTGCCAAGACCGATTTTCTTAGGCATCACTTTGGCATATACGCTAACTGCTTCCGGTACTAATTCACCTTTAGCAGAATCATATAATTGTTGCGCGCCACGAATTTCGATATCATGCACCTTTTGACTAGCAAGGTCGGTCACATCTTTGTCAATAGTATTCCACTTAATGGACATGTTCATTGCCTTAGTTTGACCAAGTACCCCCAAATCAACTTCGCCGGCAATGCCCGCGCCCTTGATGGTGTCGCTGATAAATTCGATATCAGGTAAGGTTACATCGGCGTAACCATATAATTCTCTGCCAGAGCTAAAAATGGCAAAGTCAATCAACTTATCTCTATGTTTAGCCATGAGTTACCTCCCTCTTAATTAAATAATGTGCTCATGTAAGACGAATCATATTCTTGAATGAAATCGACTTCACGAGCTGGCGTTGGCACACCTAAATATACATGGAATCGATAAATTCCGTTCAACAAATCTGTTGTAGGGTTTTCAGATTCCAAAAATTCAACGCGGGCCCCAAGAAGCGCACCGGATGCTGTATGCCCATTTAGCCACGCATTGGCACTATTCACTACGTTATTAATCAAACGCTTGTTCCCTGGGTCGTCAATTTTAGACCAGAAGGAAGTAATCAACGTATTGGATACCCAGTTAAACATACGGCGTACAGGAATAAAAGAATCCTTAACATCTGTATTAGATGGGTACGCTGTGGTACGATTGCCCCAGGCTCTCCAGCCACCGATGAAATTAAGCGCAGTAACGACACCTTGGCCGTTCAAATACGCGGCTTCATCTGGGCCTAGATAGATTTCAGTACCGTCTTTTAATACGGCGCTATCTGCTTGCAAGGACTCATTAGATGGAGACTTGTAAGGAATATCGTCATATTTAGCGTCTGTCTTAGCCATAAGACCTGCGAGTTGTGTGGATAAATGGAATTGACGATTAGCTAACGCTACTTTTGGCCAACATAAAATTTGACGTTCATCGACGTAGTTCTTTTTATTTTTCCATTCACTAACGGCAGTTGCTTTTTTAATTTCATTCGTAGGTGCATCGCACAAGGACATAGCTTGGAACATGCCATTAATAGTAGTTTCTTTTGCTTTCATAACTGCTGCTACAAGCGTGTTATGAGACCAGCCTGGCGCCAATAAGTTACCAGGGATTAAGCCAAAGCGAGGGAATACTTCATTAATAAGTTCCAAACCTTTACGCTTACCTTCAGTATCCACACCGCCGACGATGTCATCTGCCGTTACCATAGATGGGTCTACGTAATCATAAGATACCCAAACAGATGTTGCGCTATTAAGTGCCCCTGTAGATACAATCCCAATAAGCAATTTGCCTTCATCGTTAAATGTCGCAGTGTAATCAACATTGATAGTTGATGCTGCTCCGCCATTGGTAGCAGATACCTTTAACGTATTGAGTAATACCGGGTCTTCAATTGTTACGACTTTATCCTGAATTTGTTTTTGCGTGGAGGCCAAAGTCTTCTTATGTTTCTTCGGATCAAGAACATTAATAAAAACAACCGGCGCCATTCCAAATAAAGAGAATTGGGAATACATCGCTTCGCACAATGTGTATTTGTCCCATTCTTTGGAGTACCCCAATTGAGTAGTGGCAGATGCGTAATTGTAGCACAATACGGCTTTATTAGCTTCCGCTTGGTCTGTAGCTAAGTGCACAGGCGCGGTGCCGACATAAACCGGTAAGGCTGCCGTAGCTTCTGTCATAGAAATAAGAGAAGTAGGTACCTCCCTTGTATAAATTCCGTGTCTATAGTTTCCCACTATCTACGACCTCCTTTTTTAAATTCAAGGTAAGCGGTATTCATCGCTGTACCTTCTGTTGCTAATTCTTGTTGTGCTTCTGCAATCTTATTAATAGGTACAAACAATAAGCGTAGCATTGCTTTATCTTCACCTACAGTAGCAGGAATACCGTCAATATAAACGGTACCTGTGGAAAGACCTAATTCAGCACTATTAGGACCTAAGTAGATTACTTGTTTAGCATCTTTAGTTTTAACTGTTGTTTCCGCAATTTCTGTTGTTTCATTTACAACTTCAACTGGTGCATCAGCTTTTGCCATTAAATAATCATCTCCTCTCGTATTTGTTCGATATCATATTTAACCGTCATAAATCCCTCCCAATACGGATACGCTTGATCCGGAGGGATATCGGTATCAATTCCGTGTTTATCATCCATCACTAAACGGTATCGCTTAGCAATAACGGGATGGGCCAGTAGCGCTTGCCTTGTTGTCTCCAAAAAGTTAGTAATCTCCATCCAACCTTTTTCCACATCTTCGGAGTATACCCCGTGGATTAGAAATAGTTGGACAGTTGACCCCTGCAAGGTATCCTCTATCTTATTAATTCGAATAACAAGATGTGGATATTGGTCCTCCTTAGATGATTCTTTCATTTTTAAAAATCCAGGTACAACCAGTAAAGGATTCCCCTTTACCTGTGCATCGTCACTAAAATAGTTTGCATGCACCTGTTTTAGGAACGCCCCCAAATCGGTTGCTAATTGCGTAGGTGTCATCGATTACCCTCCTATTAATGCGTCAAGTGCGAGTTCCATTTGCTTTTGCAATTCCTGCTCTGCTTTATCCCCAACAAAAGCGGATATCTTGGCATCTCCCAATATGCTTGGTACTGATGGGCCATGAAATTGCCCTATCGGATACCTGTCTGCACCTTTACGATACATCGCCCCGATATGTCCACTTCTCATACGAGCAATAAAAGCATTAGGGATTGGCCCTCCGCCACCATTCCGCATTACTTGCGCTTTGACTATACGCCCTCTCCGTTTAGGCGGACTTTTTGGCGTAACTCTAAATTTAGTTAGGGCTATTGGTCTACCTTTAGAACGAATAAAGGCAGATAATGTCATGCCCGCCTTATCCACCTTTATGGTTTTATTAATATTCGCTTTAGTAATTAGGTATTCTTCGTTAACACGATCAACTGTAGCCTTTTTGATTTTAGGCAATGCTTTGTTGATAGCTTTTGCAGTAGTCTTCGGAGTACCAACAACTAATGCGTCTATCTTAGCCAGCCCGCTTTTCAGCCCTTTTATGTCAATAGTTACGCTCACGAGTTATTCCCCCTAAGGACAATGCTTAGCATACCCATGTCATCTTCACAGGATTGGACCATCATAATGCGGCCGTTAAAGCGAAAGATTTGATTGTACTCCGGCACCTCAGGTAAATCCCGCTTGGCCACGTGTACTATAATCGTATCGTAAATCAACCCATCAATATCCTGGCCCATGATTTCGACATGCTGCTTATCGGTAAGGCCTTCCGCCACTGCATAGCATTGCGTACCATTTAGATTATGTACTTCGGCAAATTCATTGGAATTGATAAACACCTTTTCAATGTCATTTTGCGCAAAGTCCTTAAATCCCATGATTATTCACCTAAGATGTCAATGAGTTCTTCACGAGTGGCATTTTCCGGAACATCCAATTGTTCAGCAGATGCCATTACGCGAAGTGCGTCATCGGATAAGAGTTCCAAGTTGACGTCCGCATCAGAAGCAAGGATATCGGAAATCATATCCGCCTTTGTGGCTTTGCTTGCAAAATCAAGCCCAATAGATTTACCATAACCCGCGATATCCGCATTTGTCATAACGCCAAGAGCTGAGGCTAACGAGTCTTCTGCATTGTTTTTATCATCACCAACTACAACCGCT